GCTACCTTCTTTGTTTCGAAACTCAATTACATCCCCTGCAACAATGCTAGCACCTGTAATTGACATAGAAAGTGAGCCATTGGTTACTTTAACGCTTGTTGGTGCACTCAATTTAACTCTTACGACATCAGGGACGATCGTGTATGGAATGTACGTGGCAATTTTGCCATCTGATTTATATTGCTTTGTATACTTTCTTGGATCAGCACAATAGATATCAAAACTTGAGACAATTCTGTTTGTGTCACCTGCAACGGTATTGGCAGATGAAAACCTACCGTGATAGGTGTAGTCTAATTCATCGTTGAATTGAATCGGAACATCTTTTATTTTATAGAGATACCACATCAAAAGATCAAACTTTTTTTGTAATTTTTCTGGATCGTTATCTTCGAGTTTGTATTTCACTGTCAGCGTTCTTGAAGGCAAAGTCTGGTTCGTGATAATGCTTCCGACTTGAATTGATTCTGATTCAATACCCACAGAAATCAGTTCTCTCCCTTCGACTGACAATGTTTGATATCCTTCGATAACCTTCTCAAATAGAATGCCATCATAATACATAGCGGAAGTAGGAATGTACTCCGGTATGTATCGTTCGTTTTTCTGTGTGTCCATAAACGGATACATTCTGTTTTCCATTTCCTACCTCCTAAAATTGCATGTTTAAGTTGATGCCATTACCTTGAGCTTGACTAATATCATCAACAAATTTAGAAAACTCGCTATCTCCAATTCGAACATTGAAAACAGCTGGCTTATTATTCGTCCCGTAACTGACTTCATGCTGGACTTTAGTCTGAATCTGGCTGTTGATACTTGTTAATCGAGAGCCAATATCGAAGTTAGTGGACAATCTATCGCCCATTGAAGATACATTATCTTGAACGGCGCCAAATCCATTGTCTAATCCATTGTTCAACCCTTCCATGATGGCATTACCAGCAGGAATCAGCAGTTTTTTGTCAACTCTGATTGGCCCTTTGTTATCACGGATCCAATCGCCAATACCACCAATGAAGTCTTTCACGGCTTCAAATTTTTCTTTCAAACCTTTCAAAAAGCCATCAATGATAGCTTTACCAGCTTCTAGCAAATCTATATCCTTTATTTTGTCAAACCAGCCAAAAATATCAGTAATCAAATTCGATACGCCTTCAACCATGTCTCCCCAAATACGAGAAGCAGTATCTTTAATCGATTGCCATGCGTTGCTTGCGGTTTCTTTAATGCTTCCCCAGATCCCTGAAAAGAAATCTTTCAATTCATTGAATATATTTTTTCCTGTTTCCAATAGCGCACTGTAATAACCAACAACGATATCAACCATTGTTTTTACAATTGTAGATACGCTATCTTTTATCGTCGTCCAGATATTGCCTAAATCCTCTTTGAATTGATTAAAATTTCCTGTTACTAAATCAATCAATAGCAATATTGGGCCCATTATAACGGCTTTGATTAATTCCCATGCTGCACCTGCGATAGTCTTGATTTGTTCCCACAGACCACCGAAAAATTCAATCATCGGTGAAAAGATATTTGATATAGTTGTAACGATTGGCGTTAAAAATGCAATGATAGTATTCCAAGCATTCTCTAAGCCCGCTTTCATTGATTCCCAAACAGAAGCAAATGTCTCTTTTATAGCTTCCCACATACCAATAAAGAAGTTTCTAAACTCTTCGCTTGTATTCCAAAAGTATATGAACGCTGCAACTGCCCCTATAATAGCGCCTACGAGGATAGCGATAGGGTTCGCCGCTACGATAGCAAACAAAATTTTGATACTTGTCATGACTCCGGAAATAGCTGCTTTAAAGTTGCTAAATATGCGGATCACAGTGCTAACGCCTTTTAACTTAATCATAAAACCAGCCCAAGCACCGATTATTGGCAATAAAATAGGTAAAAACGGCTTGAGCGCTTCTACTATTTTGCCTATCACAGAAGCTGTTTTAGCCACCATAGAAATCACTGGTGGTAGTACTGCGACAATGGCTTTAAACGCTTCATTTACCGCCCCTTTAATCTTGTCAAAGTTTTCAGCAATTGATCCAAGCCCAGCGTCTTGCATTCCTTCATCGATCGCCGTAATAACATTGGCCAAACCCTTTACAACTGCTGTTTTGATGTTCGCAAAGGAAGTCCTTATACCAGCTGAGTTCTTTTGAGCTAGTTCAGCAAATCCGCCGACACCTTCGTTCAATTCTATTAAGCGACTGTTAAAATCATCAAAGGTGATATCACCTTTCTTCAGAGCAGCATATAAGTCATTTGCTGAGTTAACGCCTTGATCACTAAAGGATTTCGATACTTTATCCATTGCAATTGGCATTGTCTCAAGCAAAGAACGCCAAGACTGAAGATCGACTTCTCCTTTTGAGAGC